CCCAACAGATGAGGACGATTCGCATGATGAACATGCACATATGCTCGGGCGAGGACTGCGACCACAACATGTGGCCGACTCTTAAGCCGTGCTACGAGATACCCGACAGCCTGACCACGTTCGAGGTGGCGAGCTCTTGGAGGCACGAGAACGACTTTGTGCATTTCTACATCGATGACTACCGATTCCAGAGGGTGTGGGAGAGGCCAGAGAACTATCTGGACGTTATCAGGAGGTACGCTGGGGCCATAGCGCCTGACTTCTCAACCTATGTCGACATGCCCATACCCATGCAGATGTGGAACGTCTATAGGTCTAGGGCACTTGCGCACTTCTGGCAGGAGCAAGGCATAGAGGTCATCCCAAACATCATGTTTTCCGACGAGTCAAGCTACGAGTGGATTTTCGACGGGCTTCCCAAGTACTCCGTGCTGTCGACCAGCTCGGTCGGGGTGTACCGAAACCCCGAGTATAGGGCGGCGTTTGTCCAAGGGGTCGAGGAGGCCTGCAGGAGGCTGGAGCCTGCAGGCCTTATAATGTATGGCACCAAGGTCAGCTTCGACGCGAACGGTGCCGAGGTCCATTGGTACAAGAACGACAACACCCTCAGAGTGAGAGAGAACTACAAGAGGATTCGGGAGGCCGCAAATGTGTGCTAAGCCAAAAAGGTCAGGTTACAGGCGTCGCAGTCGTGGTTCTGGCGGAGGCGGGGCTGGTGGCAACGGTGCGAACGGTGATGCGATAGTCACGAACGGCGTAAGGGTCCAGAAGACGAGCATAGACCTCAACACGGCACTTGGCGGCACCAACCCGAACTATGGAAGGCGTGGCTCGAACGGAAGGCGGGATGCGTACACGTGCAACTGCCAAAGATGCTCGTTTGTCTATGAGATGAGGCGCAGGGGCTACGACGTGGAGGCGGACGAGTACAACGGCACGGACAGCGTGTGCCTTGGCTGGAGGAGCGCGTTCGAAGGACAGAATTACGAACGCTTGGGCGCAACAAGGAAGACCCAAGTCGAAAGCCTAGTGCACAGCAAGCTCGACCAGTGGGGGAATGGTGCAAGGGCCATCGTCTACGTCGCGTGGGACGGGGGTTCGGCACACGTGTTCAACGTCGAGAAAACGGCACAGGGCGACTATTACTCTTTCGACGGGCAGACGGGACAATACAACGTCTTGGGCAGGTATGCGAGCAGGTGCAGGCCGTCGAAGGTGATGATTGCCCGTGTCGACAACCTCGCTCCAAGCAGGCTCTACCTTGACGGTGCCATAAAAAGGTCCTAGCTCGATTTGAAAATACTGGCTATGTGCTATATAATAGTGCAAAGGGTCATAACCCTGAGAGAGGAGGGAGGCTAGAATGAAGGCCAAAAAGAAAGGTGCTTCGAAGGGCGCGACAAGCGAGAGCGAGGCCCTGAGGAAGTCAATCGAAGGCGGGAGGAAGTTCCCCGCATCCGCGTACCGCACGACAAAGGGTGGCGGAAAGACGCCTATACCGAGGTAGGCGAGGAACGCTGGCAAAAACGTGACGGGGCTTGGGGGCTTTCCTCCCGCCCCGTCAGTGTCATATGTCGGTGGTGTCTGTGGTAGCATCATGAGATGTACGACAGCAGTCAGAACATCGAGGAGGAGAGATGTCAGGCAAGACAACGTTCAAATATGACAGCAAGGGCAATCTTGTGGCATATCGTGACGGCAAGAGGGTCGGCATAGTCGGCGGTCTTGGCGATGAGGTGCCGAAGAGAAAGTCGGGCACTTCCCGCAAGAAGAAGGCCAAGTAAAACAAAGAAGAGGGGCAAGTGACGATGTGTGCCAAGCCGAAACGCTCTGGGTACAAGATGAAGAGAAGCAGCAAGGGCGCAGCCCCAGCACCCAAGCCAGTCACTCGTGACAACGGGTTCACGGGAACGGTTGATGGTACCGACCTCACGAACAGCGGCACGCTTTCCGATAAGGCTTACCAAAGCTCACCCGACGCAATCATGTATGTCATGGACGCCCAAGGCTTCCGTGGCAAGCCCAAGATAATCACCGACCAAGCGGAGTTCGACAAGGCCGTGGCGGCAGCATGGGATGGCAACGGGCTTGAGCTTACGCGCGGAATCGGAGCGCCCGACCAGCAGACGCTCGACGCATACAAGAAAACGCTCACGGACGGCGAATGGTACGTGTCGTGCGGCGGAGGTGCCGTCCACGGATACGGCCAGTACGCAACATACACATACGGTGGCAAGGCTTCGGAGACCATGCTTCGGAGCGCACAGCGCTACGCCGACCGACATGCAAGATGGTATGACTATGAAACGCAGACGACCCGTGAAGGCAGCACGCATGTGTTCAGGATGACCCTCGACCCAAGCGCAAGGATAATCTCCGAAGGAGAACTTGAGCGGAAGATGTACGCCCACAACAACTCCATCACGGCATACTCCATCTCCAACGCGAAGAGAACAAAGGCGAGCTACCCGCAGACATTGCTTGACCAGCTCTCCAAGGGAACAAGGGCGGAGAAGGCCGCTGCGAAGGCGTGGGCTGATGGGCAGTTTGGTGCCCAGCCGCGAAGAGGGGTGAGCGACGCGTACAAGTCCCAGTACGGCGAAGCGATGAAGAAGCTCCAGCAGGCCACCAAACACATAAAGGTGCCGCAGAGGTTCACCGACCTTGGCGTGTTTGGCGCGGCTGCTGGCTATGACTTCTATTACGACAGCATCACAGGCTACTCGGTCACACTCAATCGCTCCAAACTCATAGTGTTTGAGGGATAAGGAGCGTTGTAAGGCGATTCTGGGGGCATTTGGTTGGCAACTGGAACAAATCCTCACGACATAGACGAACTAGGTGCAGAACGGCTTCTGGGGGCTCTTAGGAAGCATCCAGAGTCGTTCTTGTACCTCATGTGGTTCATGCGCGAAACGCCAGTCTACGGCGAGTGGATGCGCGAGATGGTGTTTGGCACGAACGACTACACGCTTCAGGCGTTCCGAGGCTCTGGCAAGACAACCTGCCTCTCAGCCGCTCTCGCGCTCAAGATGGTGCTTTACCCGAACAGGCGCATAGCGTTCATGCGGAAGACGGACACCGACGTGAAGGAGGTAATGACCCAGATTCAGAAGATGCTTGTCCGCGAGGAGACTAGGGCGATATCGCAGGCGGTGTGGGGCGTACCCGTCAGGCTGGTGGTCGCGACGCAATCAGAGATTACGACCAACCTCACGAACGACCCGCGAGGTGCAGCCCAGCTTACGGGCATGGGAATCAACGGCTCAATCACAGGCAAGCACTACGACGAGATATTCACCGATGACATAGTGAACAGGAAGGACCGCAAGAGCCGAGCCGAGCGCGAGCAGACAAAGTCCGTCTACATGGAGCTTCAGAACATCAAGAACCGTGGCGGGCGCATCATGAACACGGGCACCCCGTGGCACATAGAGGACTGCTTCTCGATAATGCCCGAGCCTCACAAGTGGGACTACCGCACAATCCCAGAGGCCCTGACCGAAGAGGACGCGGACCACCTCAGGGAGCGCATGACGCCAAGCCTGTGGGCGGCGAACTACGAGCTGAGGCACATACCGTCCGATGACGTGATATTCACCAACCCGAAGACGGGAGCACCTCAGAGCATGGTGGAGGACGGCGAGGGCCACGTCGACGCGGCATACTACGGCGAAGACTATACGGCGTTCACGGTCATGACAAAGCGTGACGGCAAGTTCTACGTATACGGGCGGATGTGGCGCAAGCACGTCGATGACGTGACGCCGCTCATCTGCTCGGAGTTCGAACGCCTCAGGCTCATAAGGCTGTTCATGGAGACGAACGCGGACAAGGGATATGCGGCCAGAACATTCAAGTCGATGGGCGTCAGGGTGTCGCAGTACACGGAGAAGGAGAACAAGTACATCAAGATTGTCACATACCTCAAGAAGGCATGGCCCGACATCGTCTTTGTCGAAGGCACCGACGAGGCGTACATCAACCAGATAACCGACTACACCGAGGACGCGGAGCACGATGACGCACCCGACAGCGCGGCCAGCCTCTTGCGCCAAGGACGTTTTCGTGAAGGACGCTACAACTCTCCGTTCGACTGAGAAAAAACTTGGAAGAAATTTTCAAATTCTCGTACGCATCCGCTTGAAAGTGTGCTATAGTATTAAATGAGATAGGGGAGCACAGGGCACCCCAACAACCCGAAGGGAGCACGCCATGACCACCGCAATCAACAAGAGCCTGCGCGAGGTCCTTGACGAGGCCAAGAACAACGACAACCTCGAACTCGTCGGAATCATCAACGTGGCTTGGGACGCCTGCGATGCGGTTGACCACATATGCGAGTGGGACGAGCAGACGAACCAGACCATCCTTGAGGTCCTTTGCAGCGAGGGCTTCGATGCTATAGCCGACGAGTTCAAGGATGCCTTGGAGCTGGCTTACGCATAGACGAAACGGCCACGGGAAGGGGCCTAAGCCTTCCCACGATTTCATCGTATGGAAGAGGGGGGGGGACAGCCATGACCGACCAGACAGCAAAGCTGGCAGTACTCGAAGAGACAACCACCGACCTTGAGCACTTCACCCCGCGACTCGCGGCCTACTGCTCAAAGTACATCATGGAGATTGCAAAGCCCATCATGGAGCGCACGAACGACCTTTATGCGGACAAGGCCATCGTGAAGCTGGTTGACATGTGGTACGAGGCTGACCGCGAGTACGAGGAAAGGCGCCAGAACTACCTTGTCGACTGGTTCCTCCACAAGGCCAGCAACTACGGCTTTGACCCCATCGACTCGTACAAGTGGGTGGACGAGAAGCGCAAGGCGTACCGCCAGACGCTCGACGCCCTGCTCATAAGATAGGCGCTCAAGGAGGGGTTTCGACCCTCCAAACTTTTTTGAAATTCTCGCGTACTAATGCGTTTCAATGTGCTATAGTATAGATAACGAAAAGGGAAGGCACAGGGCCTCCCAAGACCCAGAAGGGAGCACATCATGAAGAGCGCGAAGTCCAACAAGGTCGAGACCATCATCACCGCCACCCACAAGGTCAACGAGCCTCAGGTCGAAGCAATGGTCGGAAAGGCCATGTGCGCCTATGCCAACTGGCGCGAGACGGAGAACGCGGACTACGATGACCCTCAGTTCCGCCACGAGTCGCAGTATGAGGTGGTTGCCGCCTACCGCGCGGAGTACGAGGCGACGGTCCGCTGCATCGCCATGTTCGTCGACCAGCCGACGTCCTACATCTGCAAGTACGTCATCGACCGCTGCGCGGAAGAGTTCGGAATCCGCTAGAGGCACAACGGCCAAGGGGAGGGGCCTAAACCTCCCCAACATGAAGCACATGAAGCGCGAAAGGAGAGCACAGGAATGATTGAGTTCGAGCGTGAGTACAAGTTCCACAACAGCTGTTCAGGCTACATCGCAAGGGCCAAGACCTACGAGAGCCACACTGGATACGGCAACGACACGTCGCTGGCAATCGAGTTCGAGAGCGACACTTGGCAGCACGTGGAGCCGCGACTCTACGACATCCGCTACACGGGAATTTGGACTGCCGAAGAGGTAGACGAGTTTGTCAGACGGGAGCTTGTCAGCAAGTTCCAAGCAGTCTTCGAGTAGGAGGGCAAGATGAAAGGCTATTTGATTGACGTCGAGAACGACAAGGCGGGGACCGTGGAAATCAAGGACGAGGACCATCTCGGACAGTTCTACAAGCTCATAGGGTGCAGGTGCATAGACATAGCCGTTCGCAAGGTAGACGGCAAGCTGTATAACGTAGTGCTTGATGACGAGGGGCTTCTGGTCGCTCACCCAGTGATTTCCGCGATAGACAAGACCATGCATGTGATGCTGGCGGGGAACCTTATCCTCTTTGGACTCGCCGATGACATGGACCTCGCTGGCATCGATGCCGCAGACGTCGAGAACATCGAGAGGAACGTCCATGAGGTGTTCGACTTCGACAGGATGACCACGCATCCAGTGATTGTCATGGAGTACTAGTTCGGGAAACGACTACAATATAAGGGAGCGTGCCCTGCATGGCACCTCCCTTCCTTGGATGGGTCGGCTCCGGTCGACCCGTTTTTTGTGATACAATCCACGCAAGGAAAAGCCCAAGGGACGCCGAGTGCATATAGTCTACAGGCTTTCAGGGGAGGCACGCCAAAAGCATGCGTCCCCTCTTTCTTTTACGGTGTCCGATGGCCATGTCGGGCATGACGATATGTGCACGTATATGCCCCAGAGGCCACCAGAGCCGTTTTAAGGGGCATTGTCTTGTTCGCTTGAACAAAAATCCAGCCTGTGCTAATCTTTGCCGCAAAAGGCAGCAAAGAAGGGTCTGCCGCAATCTCCGAGGAAATGGAGCAACACGAATGGCGCTTACACGCAAGCTTCTGGAAGGCATGGGCATCGAGGACCGTCAAATCGAGACAATCATCGAGGCGCATGCGGATACCGTCGAGGGACTCAAGAAGGACCGCGACAAGTACCGCGACGAAGCAGCGAAGGTGCCGAACCTCCAGAAGCAGTTGGAGGAAGCCAAGGCCGACACTACACTCGCAGACCTACAGGCCAAGTATGACGAGCTTCAGGTGCAGCTGAACACGCTCACGACCGAGCGCGACGGCATCCAGACCCAGTTCGACGCATACAAGCAAGAGGTCCAAGGGCGCGAGGACATGCGGGCCAAGGCGGACGCGTACCGCACTCTGCTCAAGGAAGCGGGCATTGCGGAGAAGTACCTAGACTCTGTCCTGCGAGTCACCGACCTTTCCTCGCTTGAGCTTGAGGATGGCAAGGTGAAGGACGCAGACACGGTTTCGGAGACGGCCAAGAGCCAATGGGCCGACTTCATCGTCAAGACCAAGACGGTAGGCTCCGAACCCGCAACGCCGCCCACCAACAATGCGGGCAAGCAGGGCAACGGAATCGAGGGTGCCAACCCACGTGCCGTGCAGATTGCGAAAGAGCGCCATGAACGCATGTATGGCAAATCGAGTGAGGAGTAAAGCATGAGCTTCACCAGCTCCACCACTGGCACCACCTTCGAGGCGGGCCACTTCCTCGTTGATGACGAGCAGTGCCTTCGCCTGAGCACCACCATCAGCGCGAACCACGCGCAGAAGGTGACCCGCAACGAGCGCGTCATCGTCCCCGCAGGTGCCGTGATTCCCGCCAACGGGTCGACCGCAGTCGGCATCCTGTATGAGGACATCGACGTCACCAACGGAGACGCATTCGGCTCCATCGTCACCAAGGGCACCATCTACGGCGACCGACTTCCCGCAGCGCTTGACAGCGACGCTGCCACGGCACTGACTGGAATCAAGGTCATCACCGCAGCGCCTGCCATTACCCGTCCCGCAATCTTCGGCAAGCTCGACGCGCTTACCGTCGTTTCCGCAGAAGGTTCGTCAAGTGGCAAGACTGCCCTGACCGTCACTGGACACACGCTCAAGAGCGGCGAGGGCTACGTCTACAAGACCCATGCGACCGCCGCACCCGAGGTAACCCTCGGTGATGACGTCAGCGCATGGTCCACTTGGGACGGCTCTGCCAACATCACGGCCACCACTGGCCACAAGATTACCGTTGCCGTCAAGGACAAGAACGGCGAGGCCGTCGCCGCTGGCTCCACCGACGTCACGAGCAAGGCTTAGGAGGTAGACCATGGAGCTTTTCAAGAACGTCCTCGGCATGGTCAGCGAGCCTGACCTGCTCACCACTGGATTCAACGTCACCCGTCCCAACGACCCCATCGACGGTCTGTTCGATGACCAGCTCACCGACAACCTCGTGGCGAAGTGGAACTACATCGCCGCTGAGTACCAGATTCCGCAGATGGCCCAGTTCCACGCTTTCGACACCGTGGCACAGAAGTCCGTCCGCGCACCCATCGACCAGCGCAACATCGAGAAGGGCCTCATCAAGGTCAAGCGCAACACGTCCGAGCTGCTTTACGAGCTTCAGAACCGTGGTGTCAGCACCGAGGCCGCACTCTACGACTACGTGATGAACGACATCAACACCCTCACGGATGAGGTTGTCACGCGCACCAAGGT